GTGAAGGGGTCTGAGAATTACATCTCAACATCCTTGTGTGGGGAGTACGAAGCCGCGATCGTGCCTTGTCGTTATGACGAGGCCATTGCGACGACGGCTACCCTGACCAAGAATAACCTGCAAGTAGCATCAGTTCAAGCGTTTATAGACGCTGATCTTGATGATGCCATCAGCATGCGAGACAAAAGATCGCGTGCGGCTATACTTACCAGGTTTCACAGGGATGCGGTGGGGTACAAATCGCCCCCACCGGTTGTAGCTCCAGTTGCTGGGGCTGTCCAGGCGTATGACTATTGTGTTGCACCATGGGATTTTGATGATACCTATAAATTGGTTTCGTTCATGAATCCACTCATTGATGCAGCGTTCACTCCGGTTAATTCGGAGGCGAATGACAAGGCCTTTATCAAAGGCCGCGTCACTAGCATAGCTCATAAGCCAGGAACGCCCCCGCTTACCCCTTTCTTAACTAACGTGGTAAGAGAATTTGTTGAATGCTTCCTCCCAATAAGAGGCACTCACGAGCCCACGGACTTGGATGAAGTCTACGAACGCCAGGGCCGCCCATCCCAGAGGCAAATCCTAGAGTACGCTAACTATGACGAGTACGACAGCACTGTCAAATCGTTCATTAAAGCCGAAGCTTATGGAGAACCGAAGGATCCGCGCGGCATTTCCACAATTTGTGGACCTGACAAGAGAGACTACTCCCAGTTTATTTATCCACTTGCTGACACCATCAAAACCATGGATTGGTATGCCTTTGGCAAACCACCGGTTGAAGTGGCGTCGAGAGTGGCCGAATTATGTTTGCAGGCAACAAATGTTTTGAATACTGACTTCAGCCGTTTCGACGGCCATGTGAGTCACATTTTGAGACACTTGGAGCGGCAAATACTGTTAAGGGCGTATCCGAGAGAGTATCAGTCCGAACTGACACGGTTACATGAATCACAGATGAACAGAACCGCCATCACTACCTTTGGCTTTAAATATAGCACTGGTACGGCACGTTTGTCTGGATCTCCTGAAACCGCCGCGTTCAATTCACTGGCCAACGCTTTTGTCGCTTTTCTTGCTTTCCGCAAATCAATAGACAACGTCACGGGACAGTTCTACACACCCCGCAGGGCCTGGCAAAAGCTGGGCATCTACGGAGGCGATGATGGACTGACCACGGACGTTAATCCGAAGATTTACGAGAAGGCGGCTACCGATATTGGTTTGAAGCTCACAGCCAGTGAGGTCAGACGGTCTGATCCCGGGACAAAGGTCACATTCCTTGCCCGGTATTACTCCCCGTCCGTTTGGGAAGGAGATCCTAGCAGTTGTTGCGACATTCCACGCACTCTAACAAAATTGCACACGTCACCAAGACTCAATGTCTTGCCGACGGTCAAAATGTATGAGAAACTGCTTTCTCTTTCCTACACCGACAGCAACACCCCCATCATTGGCCCGCTTGTTAAGCGCGCCCTTTATTTAGCGGATGAGAAGGTTATTGAGTATGCTGAGAAACACAAAGAATTGTTGTCCCCACTGAGAAAGTGGGTTGACTCAAACTTTGATCTCTCAGTTAACTCTAACCAACCCCCGAATGATGACCATTGCTTATGGATGGATACGTATGCTCGAGAGAGCCTCGCTCCATTTAACTTTGATCACGAGCAGTTCCACGACTGGTTGCAGGGGTGCAACAGTCTAGAGGACATGCTCAAAGCACCCACCTTTGGAGAACCCATACAGTTTGTTCCCAAGGTGCCCGTGCGCATTGGCGGTGAGATCTTCCACCCGCCACCTGCGCCGGCTACTGTGAAACTACGAGCTGCAAGTAGGCTGCAGACGCACAGAAAGCCGGGGAGTACGTCAAAACCCCCAATTAAGGTAGCTGATCAAAGAAACTCACCACCGCAAGAACGACAGCTGCGTCACAATCGTGACGGCGCGCCCCGAGGCAAAAAGGAATTTGCACGAGGAGTGAAAACACCTGGACCTGTTGGCCATGCCCGTCTGCATGATAGGCCCCCAGGGAGAACACACCTCGCGAATACCGGCTTGCCGAAGGAGGACGATAGACCGAAGCCTGGGCCCGGACCACACGGAAGTGTTAAGTCACATTCCGTCTCCCGGCCCCGCAAGGCAACTACCGTACCCAGCGCAAGTGCACCTGACCTGAACAACCAGGTGCGCGAACA